AAGGGTTTGTTGGATAAGGAGATAACCCAGCTTTCGATCGAACACAATCTTCATGCCGATGACGACCGAGACGATATTAAAGTAAGGCTTGCAGAGGAACGGTTCGAGGAGAGTTTTCAATGATTAAAAGGCTATACAAAGCCCTTGTTGAGGCTTCTTTCGCCCTTCTTTCGGTGGCACTGTTGTTGTTTTTGATTGGCGCTAGTTTGGTGCAAGGAAAATGATGCACCCAAACGAGCAACGCTTGAAGGAGTGGTCGGAGTACCTAAAGGAATCGGAAGACTCTGTACTGGTGGCGGACGGCTTTGAAGAGGCCTTCATGGGCGTGGTGTTTGAATGGGGGCCACCTCGAGCGGTTTACAGTTATGAGAAGTGTGTTGAGGTTCTGAGACGAGACATGAATTACGAAGAAGCAGTTGAGCACATGGAGTTTAATGTGGTCGGTTCGTATATGGGTGAGCAAACGCCGCTCTTTTTTCGAGAGAATACTTAGTGGTTGATAAAGAAGATATGGTCAACGAGCCACCGCATTATAAGAAAGGTAAGATGCAAGCGATTGATATTATTGAAGCGGGAATCGGGGACCAAGGGTTTGTTGGTTACCTGGTCGGGAACATTTTTAAGTATCTTTTGCGGTACAGGTTCAAGGGAAAACCAGTGGAGGATTTGAAAAAGGCCCGGTTTTACTTGGATAAATTGATTGCTAAAACATTAGATGAAAAAGAGTCCGTCTAATGTGTGTCTAAGCTAATATGTAAAACCCTATACACCCCTTTTTTATCCAAACATTATATCTTAGATGGATTCCTAGCTTTTTCAGAGAAAAAAACTATAACGAGAAGTCAACAGATTCCGTCTAATGTGGTCTAATTCTTCTGTGAAATAAGCCCTATAGGGTTTTCAATGTTATATGGTCCGTCTAATGTTCATCTAACAATCTAAGGAAAAGCGTTGTTTCGAGACAACAAACAGGGTGTTTCACGCTAAAAGCAAGGTAAAAAAGGTAAGTCAAAACAGTCCGTCTAATGTTTTGGTCTTTAAAAGTATATATAAAACAAGCACTTACAAAAGGGTAAATAAAGGTAAGTTAATTTTTAGTGTGTTTTTGGTGTTTTTAGTGTACTTTTACAACTATGACAAAAGGTGTATCTAACAACCCATCAGGGAAAAAATGGCTTACCGATAATCAAAAGAGGTTTGCCAGGGAACTCGTTTACAATGATGGAACAAAAACAAAATCCGAGTGTGCCGTTTCAGCGGGCTATGCAAAAGGAAGTGCGGGAGTAAAAGCGGCTGAACTTACTAACCCAAGAAAATACCCACTTGTTGTCAGGTACATACAAGAACTCGAAAAAGAGGTTCAGTCTAAATATGATGTGACTTTTGGCAGACATATAAGGAAACTTGCAGAAATAAGAGACCTTGCATTAGAGAAAAACAACCTCACCGCTGCTGTCTCCGCTGAAGTGCAACGTGGGCGTGCGGCCGGAATATATGTAGAACGAAAAGAAATCAGAACTGGGACGCTTGAGGCCCTGTCAGAAAAACAACTTAGGGAAAAAATAGATGGCCTGCTTGCTGACTATAAACCTTTGATAGAAGCCGAAGAAGCTGTTTTTGAGGAAACAATATAAACTATCTTTTCCAAGACCACTCCTCTGTATCAGTCTTTTGCCAACCTCTGTTAAGTAGTTCATTAGAAACCGAATAAACCAAGCGCATAGATGAATGGTTTTTATTTTTTAAACTTTCAAAAACCCGCAATAGTTCAACATCAGTTAGTTCTATTGGGTTAAAGAAATCGTTTAGGTGGTTCACTTATCCTGCAAGGCCTTCATGTTTTGTGGTTCTTCAATGTCGTACTCATACCAAGTGAAAGAAACACCAAGAGAGTCCTCTAACTTGTTGGCGATTCTTGGCTGACTGTCTGATGGGCAATCTATACAAAGCCTATAAGAACCAAAACTTGTTTTCTCTACCGCTTCCATCACCCTTAGAAAAGGAAGAAGGTCGTGCATTTGGTTTTCATTGATGGCTGTTATTAATGTTGTTGCCTGTTTTACATCCAACCAGGCTTTTCTTCTAAGTCTTTTCATTTAACCGCTCCTGCTCTGCGTACTTTTCGTATACGAAACCATAGTTTTTTCTAAAATAACTGAAAAGATTTTTGTACTCTTTTTGCCCGTGTTCGCGCCTTTCCTTACAGTTTGAATCATATAACATTCTTACAAACAGCTTGAACCTATGGTTTTTCAAGACATTAGGTGGACGGAAGTCTATTATCTTTCCGCCCTTTGTTTTGAATGATTTTTCCCACTCGTTCTTTCGCCATACTTTTGTCATTTCTTGTTCCTCCGTTGTAAATGATCGCTCAAATAACTCCATTTGTCCACTAACTGCTTGTTTTCGCTCATGTATTGTCATCATTCACCCCCTAAAACATCTTGATAGGCTTGTTTATCATCTTCAAACATATCAATGGTTCTCTCAACTGCTGATAATATGGGAGTTTCTTCATCAAACTCTCCTATATCTTCCTCTGCTAATTGAGACTCTATGTAGTTAAAAATTATTTCTAGGTTTTTTCTATTCAGTATCATCAAGGTTCTCCTTATTTAATAAAGTTATACATTTCAATATGCCTTTTATGTCTAGGTTTTCTCTTAGTAAGTCCACACCATGTTTTGTTTCATATTCGTCAAAGTTAAGAGTATTTTTATTACAGTTTTCGTAAACTAAATCCTCTAAGTCTTCCCAAACACTTGATTCTAAATCCTCTAAATCTTCCCAAACACTTGATTCTCCACTACTCATCACACCACCCCCAATTTTCTGTTTCGTTTGTAAACAACCCTTTCTTGTTTGGTGAGACACCCTTCATGCACTCTGAAAGCACCATCTGAAAACTCTCCGTTCCCGCCTTTTTCCCACTCAAAAACACAACTCGGTGTTAAATCTTCATCAAGAGCGATAAGATCATCACACCTGTCACAAGGCATTGCCATGCAAGGCGGACAAGCGTACCCGTCTCGATACTCACCTTCAGCAAATATTATTCTGCCTTCGCTGTCTGTTGATTCGTAATCTGCGTCAGCACCTATTCTGTTCACGAATCGTCCACTTCCAAAAGAAGTGTCCTCCCCACAATGAACGCATCTGTTTCCTATATCACTCATCATTCTTCCCCTGCATCAAGACAATATTCTTTTAATTGCTCATAAGTATCAAAAGCATTATGGCTTTGTGTAAAATCATTTATCCAGTTCATTAAGCCTTTTCTTGAAACTATTTGAAAACTCTCGTTACTGTCATGGTTGAAAAAATGTATCGGTTTAAAATCAGCTTCTTTTGTATTACTCATTCTCAAACACCTCCTTCGTGAAACCTTTGATGTTCTTTTAACAGTTGATTAAAATCAACCGCATACTCATCACATAAACTGCTTAGATCAAACAGTAAATCTTTAATATATTCTTCGTCCATAAAATCTTTTATCTCATCTTCATCTAAACAAGCATCAAGTTTCTGTTTCCATATCAGCATCAGCCCATATATTAAATCGGTAGCACTACTGTTTTTATAGTTCAGTTTAGCTCTACTCATCATTCTTCCCCTTTAATTCTTTTAACCTAGTTTCTGCCTCTGACCTTGTATCAAAAGTTTCAAAGAGTGGAACTATCTCCCACTCTCCTACACCATTTTCGCAAGGCACAATTTTTAATTCACTTTCTTTTTCTTCTCTACTGTCCATTGTTCTTCCCCCAATTATTTCTTGAAAATACTCCCAGAAGTTCGTCCATTCTCTGTTGAATGAAATACATTCTTGGCGCGTGTTGTGTTAGTCCTAGATCGTCAGCTTGTTTGGTTGCCTGTATTCTGGCTTGCTCAAACTGAAGGCTTTGCACCTTTAGGATTTGTTTTAGGCTGTCGGTTATTTCACTCATTCGGACACCCAACAACTAGGCACACTTTCACCACTTGGACTGGTCAACTCATCTACATACTCAAAAACAACTTCTTCAATTCCTTCTTCATCACAACCATCCCAAAGTCCGTTTAATGCAGTATCGAAAACATACTCCCGCGTTTTTTTGTTGTTTGGTAGTTCTGGAAACTTTTTCATAGCTATAGCAACTTCTTTTTCTAGGATAGACCAATAGCAAGTAGCACAAGTGTAGCTCATGCCAAAAAAATCATGCCATGTATATTCTTGATCTATTTTCTCTCCACAAGCATCACATTGTTCGCCAATTTTAACTTCACCACCTTTAAACCAATAGTCTCTTACTTCTTGCTCTGGTTCACTCATCTCTCATCTCCTCAAATAATTTAACAATAAAATTCCTTAGTTCAGTTAGCGGTTGTTGTTCCGAAAACCTTTCCATGTGTTCTGTGATTTCTATATCAAGAGCGTTTAGTATTTCTTTTTCTAGTTGCGTGATTGTCATTCTTCTTCCCCCTCATAAGCCGAGCCATTTACAACTCCAAACAAACCTAAAAACCACTCCACTTCGTCAAGCAACTCATTAAATATGTCTTGTCCTTCTTCGGTGTAGTTAATACAGTTGTGTTCATCTTTGTAAATGCTCTCGGAATACTTTTCCCCCAACTGCCTTTGCATAATATCATCAGCAAATTGGCAAGTGTGTTCTATAAACTCACTTGCATCTATTTTTAGTTTAGGCTCACTCATATCAATACTCCGTTTTTGAATTAGGGTTGTAGGCAACAACATCTATTTTGTAGCCGAGACTTTTGATAAGGTCTAGGGAAGGCCGACTAAATGTTTCCCTACTGGTTAGTTTTGCAAACTTCTTTGCTGTCAAGCATTGGGGATAGCAAAGATCATTCCCATAAACACTTTTGTAATATACTTCTAGTTTCATACTGTTCTCCTGTATTTTTTGATAAAATAAAAACCTAGACTTAAGAGTGTATCAAAAATGTATATACAAAGCAAATATATATAACATAAAGGAGATTACCTTGCCAAGCCCAGAAACTAACTTTTGGAAAACAGTTAAGAAGAACCTTGTTGGTTTTAAATGGGTTAGGTTAGAATCTTGGGCTACTAAAGGCGTACCCGATTTAATGGGCTTTACGGAGACAGGAGACATCCTCACAATCGAATTGAAGGTAGCAAAAGGTAATAAGGTTTTATTGTCTCCTCACCAGATAGCTTTTCATGTCGAACACCAAAACGCGCCTTGTTTTATCTTGGTCAAGAGGGCCTTTGACAAAGCACCCCGAAAATCTGAGGTCTACCTCTATACCGCGTCACAAGTGCGTCAGATCAGCGAACAAGGGCTTGCTGTCCTACCCATATACCACTCCTTGTCGCCTATTGATTGGTCTGGTGTCCGTGATGCGTTGCTCGCTACCCTTGCGTGATACTGCTCGCGTTCCGTGCCTGTCACCTCTGCCTGTTGCCCTTGCATGATAGGTTAAGGAGAGAGAATTAGCGAAAAGAAAGGGTTGTATTTATGGGAGTCTTAGTATAAGATAGGGGTTCAATCAATAACAGGAGAACGAAGTGTCTAAAAGACTTACAAATAAAGAAATAAAAACAATCGCATCCGTCACCGCTCAGGAGATAAAGACAGCAGTAGAAAAGAAAGCTATGAGCGAAACCGATACGCGCACAGCAATGAATGACGCACAAGCAATACAGAAAAAAATAAAACAAGCCGAGAAGAAGACAAGCGACCTTCGTAAAGAGAAAGAAGATCTTGTTAGAGCGTTCAATGATGCCAATGATAAACTTAAAATGGAGTGGTCTTGGAACAGCGATCATAAGCCATGCATTGAACTGAACCTAGAAAGCCCCGCCCATAGGTACAATTACGGATTAGCTGACAGGCTTGAGGAAGACCTAATTATAGAAATGGTCAAGCATGACCACGACTTAGAGGCGGTGCTAAAAACAATTAAGGACAAGTACCTTAAGTAAGGCTTAGCGTGCTATGTGTGTCTAGTTAGGGCGCGATTAATTGGGGCAATGAAAACACACTACAACCCCAACCACCGAGAACCCCCCACAGAAATGTCGGGGGTTTTTTTTCGCCCGCGCTCCGCTGACCGCTCGCGTTCCGTGCCTGTCGCCCTTGCATGATAAACCTCTGCCCTGATCTTGGCTAAAAATAAAGCTGTTATGTGTCCCATAATATGGTATATTAAGAGGGTGAATATATTATTAAATAACCTAAAACAAAGGAGGGCATTTTTATGTCTAAAACAAAAAAACAATTAACAAAACAACAAAAAATTGACCTGTCAAGACTGGGTACTGGTGTCCGTGTTGAGATAGCAAAACTGGAAAAAGAGGGCGCGTTAAACGATCCCCTCCGCATGGCTTACTTCTGGTTTTATTTCAACCTCTGTACAACTGATATTCTTAGGGGGGTAAAATGAACCAAGAACACTACAAAAAAGACGAAATCGAAGAACACTTTGACGACTTCCTAGAAGAACAAACTAAAGAATGGATAGAAGAAAATATTGACGATATCCACCACCACGCATTTAATAATGATTATTACATCATTGGCACTTATCAAGCAAAAAAATGGCTTGGTGATGAAGTGTTCAATATTATTGAAACCATACGAGAGTATGAAGACATGCATTTTGGGGAAGTCAACACGGACTTTTCAGACGCTGAGCGAGTGGTCAATATGTACGCTTACATTGTAGGGGAAGAGGTGGTTAATGAGTGGCTAGAAACTAGATAATTAACTTTTCCTGTGGTCGCCTCTCTGTAATAGGGGGGCGATTTTTTTTGTCCGTGTTCCGCTGTCCGCTCGCCGCCCTTGCATGATACTTGTCGCCCTTGCATGATACTTGTGGCCCTGGCATGACACCTGTATGATAGATAAACCCTTGTATATCAATAACTTACAGGCCAAAGAACTTGCAAAAGTATGGGAAATATGCTATATTTAACTCACATATTAATTAAACAGGAGAACAAATATGTTAATAACAGAAGAAAACATCAACAGAGCAAGACTGCTCACACTACGCACAGCCCTTAAACTGGAAGTGCTAGGCCTTAAAAGAGGGGGGCGTTCAGCTTATGCAATAGTAAAAGATGAACTAGGCCTTAAAGGCTCAAGGGAAAGCGTACTACAACAAGTAGAGCGATACCTTGAAATGGTAGAAGAGCAGTCTATGTTGATTGATCAAGGCTTAAGCGAATAAGCCTCTTCACCCTTTCCCCTGACCTACTTGTTGTAGGTCAGGGGATTTTTTTGCCTGTCGCCCTGACATGACGCCCGCCTGTCGCCCTTGCATGACACTTGCTACCCTTGCATTACATACAGCAAAAAAGGCCCAAAAATCAAGGATTTGACACTTATGGGACACATGGTATAATAGGGGTTCAATCAATAACAGGAGAACGAAATGAACCAAATCAAACTACTCCATCATTCCGATGGCGCTCATGGCTGGGTTGAGATTAAAAAATCATTTTTTAATCAGATAGCAGACATAGCTAATATCAGTTCTTATTCTTACCAGGATGAACAGAAGTATTATCTTGAGGAGGATTGTGACGCCGGTGTATTATTCGATGCACTTGAAAAAGAAGGCAAACCTTTTATGCTTATATCTATTGATGATGGCCCTCTATCAAAGATAAGAGGCTACGACCGGATCAATTAATAACCAGAGGCCACCGCGCATCCTTCACGGGGTGCGCGGTTTTTTTTCGTCTGATTTTGGCCCTTTCGCTCGCCGCCCTTGCATGATACTTGTCGCCCTTGCATGACAGGGAAAACCAGTACGATCCGTTGCAGCTGCAGCTGCAGAAATAATCGACACATGGGACATGTCCCATGCTATAATGGGTACTCATTTAATCAAAACAGGAGAATTAAAATGACAACAAAAATAATAGACCTTAACTATAGAATAAGACTAGAGACCTCAGATGGGGACATGGTCATTTCTATAAGTGAGTTGGATCCAAAGCTCTTCACAGATAGAGACTGGCAAGCACTACACAATGCGATCCGTCATTACATCGATAGAGTTGAATGCGATATATGTGGGGGAGACATAGCCCCAGAGCTCACTCCTGAAGGACAGGTCTATTGGACACAAGGACACGATGCTCACCCCGTTGTTGACGGTCGGTCTTGTGAAACATGTCACACGACGAAAGTTCTTCCAGCTCGTCTCAGCTGAGAACTAACCCGATCCCCGACCTACAGCTGTAGGTCGGGGGTTTTTTTCGCCCTTTCGCCCCGATCCGCTCGCCGCCCTTGCATGACACTTGCTACCCTTGCATGACAGGCAGAGGAGAGAGAGTGATTGACAGTTATGGGATTGTTGGTATATAATGGGCCTTCATTTAATAAATACAGGAGAATGAAAATGAATAAAGAAGATACAGCGCAATGGCTAGGTAATAGAGGTCATATGGTTGACGCATCAGATATCATAAAATGCAAAAAGATTGGCAAATATTTATTTGTGCAAACAAAAGAATACCAAGAATGCGTTGACCTATATGACTTATCTAATAACTTTGGTGAGTGCCAGGAGGAGTTTCGTTCTGATAAATTCAGGTGGAATAAAGGCTTGATGCGAATGTGTATCACAGGCGAGGAGTGGTGTTGATGAACATAGTTAATACTTATATCTTGGTCCTGGCCACTGGCGGCGCGATAGGCCTACCTTATGTTGCTTACACTCTATACAGAGAGACCGATGTAATAATGATGGTCCTATTGACCGCCCTTCTTGCTGTGCTTTGTATGCTTGTCTCGATTGTTATATTGTTTGTATGACGCGCCTGATTATCGGGCTTGTTATCTTCACAATCTTCTATCTAATCCCTATACTCGCGAGGGTATAGGGGGCGCTTGTCCCGCGTTCTCCTGTAAATTACAAGGGACAAGCGCTTGAATATATATGGGATCTATGGTATATTGGTGATTCATTTAATAAATACAGGAGAATTAAAATGAACCAATTAGAATTAAACCTAGACCCAACAAGGAAACTACCCTTTGGTTGTAAAGTAATAGATAAAGAACCAAAGGAAGTAGCTAATCCCTATTCAGGTGAAACAGTCCTACTTGAGCCCGATGCGATAGCAGTCTATGACACAATCAAAGGGGCAGAATTGTTTGAGCAATATGATCTAGTTTGTAAAGGATTGGATTGGTTCAAGGAACATGAACCAAAGGCTTACATGGTTTTGTTAGACTAACTGACTAGCCCTAAGCCCTCACATCTATCCAGGTGTGAGGGCTTTTCTTATGGAGACCCTATTGAGCAACATTCATCCGGGTTTTTATGTTTTCGTGCCATTTTCCTGTCGCTCACGGCGCTCGCTCATAAGTGTATAAAGGGGAAAGATCGAGACATAAATTCTCTAGTGAAAAAATTTCGCATTTTTTTAATAGGGGTCCCTGCTCAAAAATTTTATATTTTTTTTCTGAGGGCCTTTGCTCAAAAAATTTTATATTTTTTTCTGGGAGTCCCTTGTCCCCGGAAAAATTATGTATACTAAAGAATATGGAAAAAAACAACACAGAAAACGGTGCTACCGCATCACAAAAAAACATAGAACAGTTGGGTTATTATTGGTATAACAGAGGGTATAGAGACCAAGCACTGCGAGAAAAGGTCGAAGAATCCTTGAGCGGAGGAGAATTGGTTGATGATGGAGACAGTTGTAAAGTCTGCGAATGACTAACATAAACACAGAAAAACTAGCCGAGCTTTACCCAGACGCGGCGAAAGAGCTTATTTCGCTTAAAGAAGCCTTAAATTCTAAGGCGCTACAGCGAGAAGGGCAGGAAACCTTTTTAAAGTACATCAAATACATGTGGCCCGACTTCATTGAAGGCGAGCACCATAAGATTTTCGCAGAGAAACTGGAGCGAGTGGCCAAGGGCGATCTGAAAAGACTGATCATTAACATGCCACCACGGCACACCAAGAGTGAGTTTGCCTCCACGTATTTTCCGTCCTGGGCCTTGGGCCGCAATCCGAACCTCAAGATCATGCAGATCACCCATACCGCTGAACTGGCCTTTCGTTTTGGACGGCGAGTCAGAGACATTATTGATTCTCCCGAATACCAACATGTTTTTCCAGGCGTGGCACTGAAAGCGGACTCAAAATCAGCCGGACGGTGGGAAACCAATGGTGGTGGCGAAGCGTTCTATTCGGGTATTGGCGGCGCGGTCACCGGTCGGGGTGCTGATATTTTGGTGCTTGATGACATTCACTCGGAGCAAGACGCTCTATCGCCCACAGCGCTGGATAATGCCTGGGAATATTATTCATCCGGTCCACGACAAAGACTGCAACCGGGCGGTGCCATTATTATTGTGATGACTCGTTGGGGGACCAAGGACTTAACAGGTAGGCTGCTGTCAAAACAAGTAGAAGATCATGCCGATCAGTGGGAAGTGGTTGAATTTCCAGCCATTATGCCCAGTGGAAACGCTCTGTGGCCTGAGTATTGGACACTGCCAGAACTGGAAGGCGTTAAAGCGTCCATTCCCGTCAGCAAATGGGAAGCCCAGTGGATGCAAAACCCGACCTCAGATGAGGGTGCGATACTAAAACGCGAGTGGTGGAAGATTTGGGAAGAAGATCGGGTGCCGAACATGCAGTTCGTGATACAAAGCTACGATACAGCGTTCTCCAAGAAGGAAACTGCCGACTTCTCAGCGATCACTACTTGGTGTGTTTTTTACCCGGAAGAGGGGTTGGAACCTAATTTAATGCTTTTAGACATGCGTAAAGGACGTTGGGACTTTCCTGAACTCAAGCGTATGGCTTTTGAACAATACGACTATTGGGACCCCGATACAGTGATCATTGAAGCCAAAGCATCCGGACTGCCCCTGACCCATGAACTGCGACAAACAGGCATCCCCGTTATCAACTATTCGCCGAACAAAGGACAAGACAAAGTAGCGCGGGTCAATACCGTGTCGCCGTTGCTAGAAGCGGGAATGGTTTGGGCTCCTGATAAGCGTTGGGCGCACGAACTGATCGAGGAATGTGCCGCTTTTCCTTTTGGCGACCACGATGATTTGGTGGACTCCACCACACAAGCCTTGATGCGTTATCGACAAGGCGGCTTTATTGCTTTAGACTCAGATGAGTTAATGGACAATGATTATAAGCCTCCCAGAAAAGAATATTATTAATGGCAACAGAGCAAGAAAAAACAGATAAAGAACTATTGGGTGCCTTTCTCCGACAAAGAGGCATAGACGAATCCATCACGCCCGGAAGAGAAGAATACAGGCAGTTTGGCAAAGGAGTGGCGCGAAACATCCCACTGTTGGCTGGTCTTCCCGCCGACCTAAAAAACGCCCTGCTTAAAATCAACCCACGCACTCGACAAATGACAGAAGACCTACCGTGGTTCCCAGAAGACCCGGTTGGGGGCAGTGAATATTTTGCTGAGAAGATGGGACTGGAACGAGAAGGCGGCGGACTGGAAGGCCTTGGAGAAGTGTTGGGCGGCCTGATAAACCCCGCAGCAGCGTTGAAACCAGTAGGGATATTGGGCTCAAAGATTGGAATACCTTTCATTGAAAGGCAGATAGAAAAATTAATGAAGGCAGGGAAAATGCCAAAAGGCGCTACCCTAGCCACAGGAGCGGAGCGTAAAACACTCAGCGAAGTTCTCGAAGAAGCGCAAGCAACCAAGAATCTGGCCCAACGTCAAATGAAAGACGTGGGAACGCCTTGGGAAGTGTTGGGTAAAGACGAGCTAATTGACCTACAAAACGTTACTGACGACTACATTAAAGACGCCAGAAAAACGCTTTATGGTGGACTCGATGAAGTGGAAGGGGTTCTCTACAACATGAACAAAGTCACCGACGAACTCATGGATGCCGACATGATCCCGCTTAAAGGATGGACTTCTCATAAACCAGACGTCGCGCCCAACCCGGAGATTTTGCAAGAAGGACAAGTGTATTTTTACAACAGGGCACACGCAAAAGGAGACATGAAAGACCTACAAGGATTTAAACAAAACCCAGACTTAGGAATGGATATTGTGATTGGTGGCAAGGATGGCATGGCCGATGCTGTACTGAACGTCAGTATGCAAGAAGGCATCGAGAACCAGTTCTACGTTGGTTCGTTGCGATCGAACACCCCCATGGGAGGACAAAAAATGCTGAAGAAAATAGGTCCGACACTGGATAAACTAGGGATTGAAGTTCACATGACACCCGCCTTTATGCCCAACTGGAGAACACAGCGGCAGGCAGTGCTGACTAACCACTATAAGGAAATAGATAAAGTTCAAGGCGGCAGTGTTTTCTCAGACAAGTTTAACCAACAAGTAAGTGACTACTCAAAATGGCTAGAGAAAAACGTTAAAAGCCACACCACTGAAAAACTTAAGAACTGGTACCGTAGAGTAGGAAAGTTTTCCCCGGACGAAAAAACGGGAACCTGGGTCAGAAAGCCCGACTATTCCCGCTATGAAAAGACACTGAAAGAAATTCCTAAAAAAGGATTGGGCGGACTAATCGACAAAACAAACATGTTAAGATAAACTATTAAAACATTAATCTGGAGATAATAATGGCAAAAGCACCTAAAATAATCAAAGGTCTTGAAATTAAAGAGCAAGGATTTGTTCCTTATGCAAAGACAGTTGAGATGAAAACCACTAAAGGGCCGAAGCCCGGCGCCGGAAAAGGTAAGTCCAGAGGCGGAAAACTCGCTGAACGTGGAATCAAGTTTACTGGCGTATACTAGACAACCATGGCTGTCGAGGAAATGAATAAACCGACCAATATTGATCGGGTCACAGACCTGAT